TCTCAACAGTTACTGTAGGATACTCTTGCTCAAAGGTGATAGGGAACCTTTCAAGGAATGCTTCATTAAGAACATTAGTTCCAATGAACCTACCATCATCAGATCCTTTACCTTTAGTGTTTGCAGTAGCAAACACATTGAAACCTGCTTTAGGTGCAATATGCTTACCAATCTTTTTCAGGAAGACACCTTTACCTTCCAGGACAGATTGCAGACACATGATTTTATTGGATGCAAGGTCAATCTCATCCAGAAGGAGGATTGCACCACGTTCCATTGCTTCAACCACAGGACCATTGTGCCATACAGTTTCACCATTAACTAGACGAAAACCACCAATAAGATCATCTTCATCAGTTTCAATAGTGATGTTGACACGAATCAATTCACGTTTGAGTTGAGCACATGCTTGCTCTACTCCAAAAGTTTTACCATTGCCACTGAGACCAGTAATGAAGGCAGGATAAAACAGACCAGAGGATACAACCTTTTTAATATCAGTAAAATTACCAAAGTTGACGAAGGTATCATCTTTTACAGGAATCAAGTTTTGAACTACTGCAGGAAGGGAGTTAATAGTATCAGTTCCTTCTGCAGCAAGAGAGTTATAAGTTTCTTCAAGTTCTTTCACAGTTACCTCAAGATTCCATTTGCCACGACCAGTTTTGTATGCTTGGAGATACTTAGATACAGTAGCATAAGATGTATCAAAGTGAGTTGCAGCAACATGAAGATTGCTGGCATTAACTTCAGTACCAAAGTTTTCCTTAAGGTAACTAATGAATTGTTCTTGCATGGTCTTGGGTTGATTACTTTGTAATGATAGCATGGATATGGGGATTGGGAACCATCCAGTGGACAGTTCCCATAGTGGCACATTAGGCAATAAGATCAACAAATGAGGACAAAAGTTTCTTATTGGTCTTTTTCTTGCCAAGCATTTTCACAAATGCAGTTTTGATTTGTGCCTTAGATGCATCTTCAGGAACAACAAATTCCTCATTCTGAGACAAGGAAGTAGAAGGAAGAACATGGAACTGATCAAATCCAGTTCCAGTGAAAGTAATGAACTGATTCTTTTTAAAATCTGCTTTTACTTTCTCATAACTTCCATACTGTCTGCCATACCAAGCATAGCAATTCTTAAAGTCCCTAGAAGGTGTAATCCTAAAGTTGATAAGGTTTACCTGAGGAAACTTATCCTTTAGAGAAGTCAGGATGACATTAGCATACTTAGGAAAGTTGCCATAATCATAAGGTTGATAGACTCTACCAGTTTTCTTATCACGAAGAGTAGTGCTGTAATATTTGGTATATCCAATACCCTCTTCATCATACCTTTTAACTACTTTTGTAGAGCTGTTTACATAACCTTCACCATCAGTAAGGAAAATGACATTAACTTTTTGCAGTTTATTTTTCATTTGGAATTGAGGAATAAGAGCATGAAGTGTCAGTAAAGTATCACCAAGAGGACTACCTGACAGATCAAGATGACGAGGATGAGGTCCAGATTTATGTTGAAATGCTGTGCAACATGCCCAGATATGCTTCATCTGTTGATCCAGTTCCTGAGAATTTACCTTGCTGGTAAAAAGATTCATAAGTCTAAATGATTGTTCAGGTGCAATCACATTAGCAACCTTATTGAATACTGAAGGATGATTTGGTTGCAAGTCAACATAAGAATTACAATCCACAGTAAATGCATACACTTCAAAAGGAATGTTCACCTTCCTGCAGAACCAAATAAGATTGAACAGTTGCTTACAAGTATCCAACATCCAATCTTGCATAGATCCAGACCAGTCAAAGATAAAGATCAGACCATGATTCTTACCATCAGGAATTACAGATACTTTCTTGAACAGATCTTCATTGTACTTATAAGTATGCAGTTTGGAAGTATCCAGAACACCAGTACGTGCACTGGTAGCGCGAGCATACTGATCTGCAGACTTCTTACATTCAAACTCTTTTACAAGATAAGAAACTTCTTTCTCTGCGGACTTTTTGTACTTAACAAACTCTGCATTTGCAGTTGCAATCCACTCTGCAGAATATGATGATTGACTGTTGTAAAAATCTTTACAGAGTTTGTGAATATGATCATTAGGAATAATCACATTCTCAAGGAAGATCTCTGGAAGTTCCACATAGTTAGTTTCCTCTGAAAACTTATCTGTGAGATCTTGAGTTTTATCATCAAAAGATTTTGAAGTCTTAGACTCAAGTTCATCTACATCACCATGCTTATCGCTAGGTTCAGATCCCAATTCACTTGAAGGTGCTTGATTACTTGTAGTTACATCTTCACCTTGAGATTCTTCATTAGATGTAGAAGATTCTTGGGATTGTTGTTCCAGTTCCAGTTCATTATTGGATTGTGGTTGTTCACCTTGATTCATACCATCAGGAAGTTCCACTTCTTGACCACCAGACTCACCAGATTCCTGAGAAATCTCAGGCATTTCAGTCAGTTTTTCACGTTTGTACTTAAGAAACTCAACAAGTTCCTGTGCAAGATCAAGAACTTCCTTAAAAGTTTCCAGTTTGCTGATGCGAGTCAGAAACTCATTCTCTTGGTCAGAGAATGCAATGTTATGGAATGCACCAATCTTGAAATACATGTTGATGCGATCAATCAGATTGAGTTCATCAAGATTAGTTTCTTGAGTGGAAAAGAAATCATCCTTATTCAGTTCATTATAACCATTGTAGAAAGTCTTAGAAAGACCAGGATATTTCTTCTTCATCAGACGTTCTACACGAACATCCTCAATCACATTGACAAAATCCTTAGGAACATCAGGATAATCAATTGTCCAATCAATGTTATCAGTAAACAATGCATGACCCACTTCATGACCCACCAGAAGATCATAAACAGTCTCAGATGCCTTATTCCACATAGGAAGGGTTAGAATCCTACGATCTACATCAAAACATGCTGTAGGCACTTTCTTGTGCTCAATGATAAGATTCTCAGTTGCCAGACATTTGGCAAGAGATCCTTTTACTTCAAGGTTGACAGGCATTTGTGCTTTCTTTACTGTCCTTACAGGATAGCACAAAAAAAGGAGGCCACCACACCTCCTTAGGACACTAACTAAACCGTCCACCACCAAAGACGGGTCTGGGGTCTCAAAGTTACAAAGAACCCTCAAGACTTTTACATGATAACATGAGGTCTTGAGGGTGTCAAGTTGACAAGATCTCAAACCATGAGTAGGATCACTCTGTCAGGGTTCAAGACAAATTATATTATCCAATTAAATGTCCTAACCATTGAGATTGCATACCTCTAGCTCCTCCAGTAGTATATACTTCAATATAATCATTAACTGCCATTTCTATGACTGCAGATGATGTCATGATTTCATGGTCTGGGATAGCAGCAGATTGTCCTATTGGCCATGCATTAGCTAATCCGTTAGTTATTACTCCATTTTTGTAAAAAATAACTCCAGATGCACTTACATTAGAATATAATTCTAATGTAGCTATAAAATAGTAAAGTCCAGCAGCTGGAGCAGTAAATCTTGATGTTCCAGTATTATATCCAGATCCTTTATCATAAATTCTAGCTTCAAATGTATATTTTCCAGCAGCAACTGTTCCACCATTGCTATATTGTACTGCCCAAAATGCAATTGTGTTTAAAATACGTACTCTTCCATTAGAATCTATAAATAAAGCATCAACTCCATTAGTATGTTGTATTTTAGTAGCTTTTAATAGATCAGCATTAATTATACTCATGGTATTTTTATTTTAATTTGATAGAAGAGCAATTATTACTAATTGAAAATTAAAATTAATTATTTCTATTAAATACTAACTATAGCAGCTGATACTCCACTTACTGATCCACTAGGAATTGAATTATTGTTTCCATAAAAGTCTCTATGTGTCCATTGGCTTGAGGAATAATTATGCTCTACTATTCCAGTAAACCACATATTTAATCCACCAGTAATTCCTGGACTAACAGATTGTATTGCTACCCAAGGATTACCAGCATAAGTTAAGGTTACAAAATTAAATGTAGCTGTTCCTATTTTTGCTCCTGCAGTGACAGCAGTTGATGGAAAGGTAGTTTTGCTGCAAGCTATACTAAACATTGTATTTCTTTCTCCAGCTCCTCCTCTAAATCCATACATTGTACCAATAACACGAAATGTATCATTAGTATTAGTTCTTCCTACTAACATGTATTCTGGATATGACCCAGGATCAGCCCAAATTCCAACGTATTTTTCAATTAAATATCTTGTTCCACATGCTATAATACCATTTACTTGCAATGGATGACTAGCATCAGTGAAACCAACTCCAACTTGTCCACCAGCACTAAATGTTATTCCAGATGCACCAGTGGAATGTTGAATTGTGTTTGTTTTAATTAATGATGCGTTTATAGTACTCATAACTTTTTTATTTTTAGTTTATTATAATATGTATTATTAATTAAATTGATTAGAGTTGAAGTAAAATTATATTAACCTATTAAATACCCTAACCATTGAGATTGCATACCTCTAGCTCCATTAACTGTATATACTTCAATATAATCATTAACTGCCATTTCCACAATTGCTGATGATGTCATGATTTCATGGTCTGGGATAGCACCAGATTGTCCTACTGGCCATCCATTACCAGGCACTGGAAGTACTGATCCATTTTTATAAAAAGATATTCCAGATGCAACTGAAAGAGAATATAATTCTAATGTAGCTATAAAATAGTAAAGTCCAGCAGCTGGAGCAGTAAATCTTGATGTTCCAGTATTATATCCAGATCCTCTGTTGTAAATTGTAGCTTCAAATGTATATTTTCCAGCAGCAACTGTTCCACCATTGCTATATTGTACTGCCCAAAATCCAACTGTATTGGGTAAAGATACTCTTCCATTAGAATCTATAGTCAAAGCAGAAGATCCATTAGGATGTTGGATTTGAGTAGTTTTTAATAAATTAGCATTAACTATACTCATGGCATCCTATTTTTTAATTTGCTTGGGAAATGGTTGCTGCTAATTGAATATCAAATTCATCCTGCATTTCTTTTCCTGATTTAATGGGGGCATTAATAACAATATTTTCCTTTGATCCAGAAATAACACCACCCTCTGTGGTGACTCTTTCCAGCTCTTTTGCTACAATTTCTTCAATGGCTACCCTACATCTTTCTGAAATTGTAGATTGAATCCATTCTTGAGGATCATAAGTAACATGTGCCAAAGCTTTGTCTTCTGCAGCATTTAATACGACTGTGTATTCCATAATTATTTTATAATAACATTTCTATTTATTTATCCATAATACCATATTGATAAGTGAGAATGCTCTCTACCATACACATTGGCATTAGTAGTAATTATTCTTGGTTGCAATTGATCATTTGCAGCACAATCTATTGCAAATGTATAACTATTTACAAAATATAAGTTAAATCCATTTGTATTTGAATGAATTCCTCTTGCTGTTACATTAACGCCGTTTTTATAAACATAAAGATGGCAAACTCCTCCGCTAGCCCCCATAAGAGCACTTGGGCAAATTAAATAAACTCCTGCTAATGGGCATGTAAAAATTCCAGTGCTAGTATTATAGTGCCCACCTTTATTTTCTGATGCTATATTATAAGTATATGCTACTGGGGTAGTTCCAAAGTTTTCCCAAGTTTCTGATCCAATGTCTCGCCATCCATAAAAAAATGGATTTTCATTTACTGACATCATTCCATTTTGATTTATTAAAATGGAGGGATTTGATGCAGATTCAAATGAAATTTCTTGAGTTATAATGTCAGATGTAATTAATGTGCTCATAAATTTTCCTCAACTAGTCAACCAAATTGAACAATGAGCATATGCTTCAGCATAAATTGTTGCTGCTCCAGTTTGAGCTCTAATTTGTAATCTATCTTGTTCTTTGCATCTTATCATAAAAATTGTAGATGAATGAGTCCAATTATTATTGCCAAGTGTATTTGAATGGACTCCTCTTGCAGTTACATTTATGTCATTAAGATATACATATAAAGTTGCAGAATTTCCTCCCTGACCAGTTAATGCTCCAGGACAAACCCCATATACTCCTTCTACTGGGCAGGTAAATGTTCCAGTAGAAGGGTTATAACAATTTCCCCTATTAGTTACTGGAACATTGTAATTGTAAACTGCTGGAGTTGCTCCATAGTTTTCCCAAGTTGCTCCAGCAGACCTATACCCATAAAAAGCTGGTTGATTTGGAGCAACAGTCCTCCCAGAAGAGTCTAGAGTTATAGCGCTTGGAGAAAGAATTGAAGGTCTTATAGTATTTGTTCTTATTGTTGAAGCTATTAGTGTACTCATATTTTTTACCCCTGAAACCAGATTGAGCAGTGAGCATGTTCTTTTCCGTAAATTGTTGCATTTCCTGTTACTACTCTCATAGCTAGTTGATCATTGACTGAACAATTAAAGGCAAAAACTTGAGAGTTTACTTTCCAATAATTTCCTACATTATGATGAATACTATTAGCAGTTTGATTTATTCCATTTTTATAAACATACATGTAAGAATAACTTGCAGTATTTCCTCCCAAATATCCACAGTGAATAAGGTAAACTCCTGCTAATGGACATGTAAATACTCCAGTTCCTGTATTATAATGGTTTCCTCTGTTTACTTGGGCAAGATTATAGTTATAAACTACTGGAGTAGTTCCAAAGTTTTCCCAAGATTCTGATCCAATGTCTCGCCATCCATAAAACACAGGTAAATTTGGTCTTCTTACTCTATTAGCACTATCAAAGGTTAAAGCTATAGCTCCAGAAGAGTGACTTATATTAGTACATTTTAATTTATTAGTGTTTACTGTGCTCATTATTAAGTTATAGTTTAGAATACTTTGCTAGAGTTTTCATTATTTATGTCACTGAGATTCTTCTTCTTAATGGTGCAAGTGCCAAAGTAATTCTTGCAGTCTCTTCAGATGCAACTTGAGTGACTGCAGTTGTACCAGTAGATCCTGCTGTTGCTTTTAATCCAGTGAATACACCAAGTCCACCACCATCTTGCTGAGCTGTGGTTCCATCAATTCTTTCAGTAAGACTTGTTAGGTTTGCATTTGTTGGGTTACTGAATACTGCAGTAGAGTTAAGGTCATAGTCGGTTGCAACTGCAATAATAATCATACATTCAGGAACAGTTGTTGTTACTGCAGAACCAGTAACTGTAGTAGCTGCTGTAGCAGTTCCTCCAGCATTGGCATTAAAAGGATTTACTCTATCAACTCCTCTAATAACCATAGATCCAACAGCATTGTGATCTCCAGAGTCACCAGTTACATAAGTAGTTTCTGTACCATCAGCAAACTTGTAAAATATAGTTAATCTTACTGCATTAGCAGCACCAGCAGTACCTGTACCTTGAGGACTACTAGGTACTGCAGTATATCCAGTAACTGCAGTAAATACTTGGTTTGCGGATTCAAGAAAAATTAAAATTAAATCTCCCTCTTCGGAGATACCACTGGTTCCCCCAATAGTATGAGTAATGGAGCCTGCAGCACCTTGCATTGCTCCAACTCCTCTAATTTCAGGATAATGTGCTGCCATTAGGGCCAAGTCCTCCAAGAAACTACATTTCCAGTCATTTCAATATCAACAGGGTCATTTTCAACTCCTTGCATCCATATATCTCCAGTCCAATATCCAATCTTTTCTTCGCCACTATCCAAAATAGCAACAACATTTAACCAAAGAGGGGGATATTCCATATTACTACTCAATTTTCAGTATTTAGAATACAAGTGTTGCTCCTAGCTCTTGTGGAACTCCAGAAGTTGCTGTTACAGATAACCAAATATAGTTTCCAGAAGGAACTGTTGCATTAGTGAATGTTGTTGTATTAGTCACTGTATTTACTGAGCTGGTTGTAATTGAAACAATAAGAGTTCCTGCTGCAGATAAATCTGTACCATATCTAAGATCATATGTGACACTAGGAGTTGTGGTTCCTGCAATTACTGAGTATACATTTGTAAGTGTTATTGAAGATGAAGTATAGAAAATAGGAACTTTGTTATCAGAAGTAGAGGGACTTAGTAATGTTATAGATTTTGGTGCTGGAGATCCAGTATCCCCTTGTGCACCTTGAGGACCAGATCCTTGTGCACCTTGGGGACCAAATTCACCTTGTGCACCTTGAGGTCCCTGGAATCCCTGGAATCCTTGAGCACCTTGGGGTCCTTGGAATCCTTGATTTCCTTGAACACCTTGAGGTCCTTGGAATCCTTGATTTCCTTGAACACCTTGAGGTCCTTGGAATCCTACATCTCCTTGATTTCCTTGTGCACCTTGATCTCCTTGTGCGCCTTGAGGTCCTTGGGATCCAGTATCTCCTTGGTTTCCTTGATTGCCTTGATTTCCTTGATTGCCTTGGAATCCTTGAGCACCTTGAGGTCCCTGAAATCCTTGATTTCCCTGAGATCCTTGTGGTCCCTGGAATCCTTGATTGCCTTGTGCACCTTGAGGTCCCTGGAATCCTTGATTTCCCTGAGATCCTTGAGGTCCCTGGAATCCTTGATTTCCCTGAGATCCTTGTGGTCCCTGGAATCCTTGATTTCCTTGAGCACCTTGTGGTCCCTGGAATCCTTGATTTCCTTGAGCACCTTGAGGTCCTTGGAATCCTTGGAATCCTTGAGCACCTTGAGGTCCTTGTGGTCCTCTGAATCCTTGAGGACCTTGGAATCCCTGGAATCCTTGTGTACCTTGAGGTCCCTGGAATCCTTGTGCACCTTGTGGACCTTGGAATCCCTGGAATCCTTGAGATCCCTGAGGTCCTTGGAATCCTTGGTTTCCTTGATTGCCCTGGTTTCCTTGATTTCCTTGAGATCCTTGAGGACCCTGGAATCCTTGATTTCCCTGAGATCCTTGTGGTCCCTGAAATCCCTGGAATCCTTGAGATCCTTGAGGTCCCTGGAATCCTTGATTTCCTTGATTGCCCTGATTTCCTTGATTTCCTTGATCTCCTTGTGCTCCTTGTGGACCTTGGAATCCTTGGAACCCTTGTGCGCCTTGAGGTCCTTGAAATCCCTGGAATCCTTGAGCTCCCTGAGGACCTTGGAATCCCTGAAATCCCTGAGCTCCTTGAGGTCCTTGGAATCCTTGATTTCCTTGATTGCCCTGATTTCCCTGGAATCCTTGTGATCCTTGAGGACCTTGGAATCCCTGGAATCCCTGGAATCCTTGGAAACCTTGAGGTCCCTGGAATCCTACAGAACCTTGAGGTCCCTGGAATCCCTGGAATCCTTGTGCTCCTTGAGGTCCTTGGAATCCTGTATCTCCTCTAATTTGACCAACATTATCCCAATCCGTTCCAGTATAAACCCAAAGATCACCACTAGTTTCTTCAATAACTCCATCCCCAGTTCCTGGAGGATACCAAGGAAATCCAGTATCATCAGCAGTTAATGTTGTATGTGGTTCTGATGTAGTAACAGTAGTAACAACGCCAACAATTGTTACTGATGTGCCAGTATCACCTTGATTTCCTTGTGCACCTTGAGGTCCTTGTAGACCTTGAGGACCTTGAAATCCTATAGAACCTTGTGGTCCTTGGAAACCCTGGAATCCTTGAACTCCTTGAGGACCCTGGAATCCTTGGAACCCCTGAAATCCTTGTGGACCTAATAATCCCTGGAATCCTTGAGTTCCCTGAGGTCCTTGGAATCCCTGGAATCCTTGAGATCCTTGAGGTCCCTGGAATCCCTGGAATCCTTGAGATCCTTGAGGTCCCTGGAATCCCTGGAATCCTTGAGATCCTTGTGGACCCTGGAATCCTTGGAATCCTTGTGGTCCTTGTGGTCCTCTAAAACCTTGATTTCCTTGTGCACCTTGAGGTCCTTGGAATCCCTGGAATCCTTGTGCTCCTTGTGGACCCTGGAATCCTTGGAATCCTTGTGCTCCTTGTGGACCCTGGAATCCTTGGAATCCTTGTGCTCCTTGTGGACCCTGGAATCCTTGATTTCCTTGATTTCCCTGGAATCCTTGATTTCCTTGTGCACCTTGTGGACCTTGGAATCCTTGATTTCCTTGTGCACCTTGAGGACCTTGGAACCCTTGATTGCCTTGGTTCCCTTGATTGCCTTGATTTCCTTGTTCTCCTTGATTTCCTTGATTTCCTTGAAATCCTTGTTCTCCTTGGAATCCCTGAAATCCTTGAACTCCCTGAGGTCCTTGGAATCCTTGATTTCCTTGAGCACCTTGAGGTCCTTGGAATCCCTGGAATCCTTGTGGTCCTTGTGGTCCTCTAAAACCTTGATTTCCTTGAGCTCCTTGAGGTCCCTGGAATCCCTGGAATCCTTGTGCTCCTTGTGGACCCTGGAATCCTTGATTTCCTTGATTGCCCTGAGCACCTTGAGGTCCCTGGAATCCTTGATTTCCTTGATTTCCCTGAACACCTTGAGGACCTTGAATGCCTTGAGGTCCTTGTGGTCCCCTAAAACCTTGATTTCCTTGAACTCCTTGTGGTCCTTGTGGTCCTCTAAAACCTTGAGTTCCTTGTGGTCCTTGGAATCCCTGAAATCCTTGTGATCCTTGAGGACCTTGGAATCCCTGGAAACCTTGTGCTCCCTGAGGTCCTTGGAATCCTTGGAATCCTTGAACACCTTGAGGTCCCTGAACTCCTTGAGGTCCTTGAGGTCCTCTAAATCCTTGGTTGCCCTGATTTCCCTGAAATCCTTGAACCCCCTGAGGTCCCTGGAATCCCTGATTTCCTTGAGGTCCCTGGAATCCTTGGAATCCTTGAACTCCTTGAGGTCCCCTATCTCCACCTTCTAGAAAAATAGTTCCTATTCCAGAAGAAACAGTTACAGTAGATATGCCACTTCCTCTAAAATCTAATACTGTAGCTCCATATCCTACATTTCCCCCAACAGTATTGATTCCAATTCCAGAAATAGATACTCCCCAATCAGTATTTCCATTACTATCTAATAATTGTAATACTTGCCCAGGAGATCCTAAATTATCTGGTAAAGTTACTGTATAACCAACACCTACAATGTCTGGAGACTTTATATCTACATATCCAGATTCAATTCCATCATGAAATCTTACTTTAGATCCAGTAGATCCAACTCCTATAACTTCTGCATTTTTTAGAATTTGAACTCTTGATAGTTCTGCCATTTTATGCCTGAGCCTCCTTCCACCTTAGATTTATATCAAGAGTTGCAGATTGTGAGTTTTGATTTGCAACAACAAGTGCTAAAACTTCTGGTCCATCTGGGTAGGTATTGTCCCCACCAATGATGGAATTTTGAACTTCCTTAATTTTATTCAAGTCAAATGTTGATGTACCACTCAAAGATAAGAATCTAAATAGAACTTCTCCATCAGTAGGAACTGATGTAAAAGAAGTATTATATTGTGCAAATGATGGTTGGAATACAGTTGCAACTCCAACTGTGGTTCTGTTTGCATTAATCCAAAAACCAGTTCCACCAAGAGCATTACTTGGGTTTAAAATTCCTGCAATTTCAATGTTTCTAGAAGATTGGTTGTTTACCACTAAAGCATCAAATTGAATTTGAGATCTGTTTAAAACTTCTCTTTCTCCAAGTAGTCCTGGAATAGTATTGCTCACTGATGGGGCAGGTCTAAACAATAAAACTGTTCTTGTGGTATTGCCTGGAATAGCAATGTTAAACCTTGCAAGAGTAAATAAGTATCCAGTATCATCATCATATCCACCATCCATAATTACAGCAGCTCCCCAGTGAGAAATTGATGGTGAGCAAGTAGTATTTAAAAGTATGGCACTAGATCCTGCTGGGTGATTTTGAGAAGAAGACACTCCAGTAAATGTCCTATTTTGCCCAGATAAGAATAAATTAAAATTAGCAGTAGTTGTAATTCCTGTTAGGGTATTGCCAGTCTTTCCAGTATATGACATAATTTCATCATAACTAACTCCTCCATTTGTGGAATTAACTAAGACATAATTTACCTTTCCAGTAGGTGGAACTGGGAATGGATCTGCATTCACTAGAGATAATGAAGTAGTTCCAATTCCAGTTGCTGCTGCAAGTTTTCCTAATGAAGTATAGTTAGAAACTTCATATCTTGTTGGAAGATTTCCAGACCTCATGTAAGCTTCTGTATTTACATTATTGTTTGTAAATCTATGGACAGTAATAAATTCACCAAGAGGACCACGAATCATAAAGTCAATAAATCCAGCACCATACCAAGAATATTGCATCGCATACATTTGCATCTTGGTAATATCAATATTAAATCCAGATGGTCCAGTTCCATCTATTTTGTCATAATTAAATTTACTTTGTGGAACTCTAAGATCAATAACTTTAGAAACCTTATTATTTGTACTATCAACTCCACGATATTCTGGAGAAATTGTCAGTTCAGTATTACTTTTAATTGAAGTGACTAAGTATGTCTGTCCTTTGATAATTATTTTTTGACCCACACTTAATTGATCTAAAAATAATGTATTGGTTCCAATTATTGTACGAATTCCATTTTCAACCTCTACTGTTCCTGAAGTTTGTTGTGTTGAAGATCTTCTTACCACATATAAATCTTTTCCATCATATTCCCAGAACATTCCATTTGTATCATCAAACATTCCACATCTAAGTGCGCATCCTGTCCATTTTGTAACAGCAACTCTGGCACTATCTCCTTGAAGAGCTGGAGTTACTGGTGGTGGGCTATCAGCAACTACTTTAAAGATTTTTGCTGAGGTAATAGAATCTACAACATATGTTCCATTATAATTAGCACTTACCATACCTGTTATTTTAATAGTAGCACCTGGCTGAAGTCCATGCTCTTCTGAGGTTTCTATTGTAATATAAGGATTTTCATAAGTAATTAATTCAATATCATAATTTGGAGCAAGTAGAGCACCAGTAGAATAGAAAAATCCTTTACCAGATTGATATCTAAAATATCTTTTTGTTTGTCTTTTTGCTTCTAGTCCATGAATTGGGTAGAAGTTACTAATTCTAATACCACCATCAAAGGGTCTATGAATAAAGTTTGCATCATTCTTACCATAAATTGTAAGATTCCCAGTTGTTATCCCACTAACAACTGCTCCAGCATCATAAACTATTCTTGTTCCTCTTGGAACTTTATTTACAAAGAAACTTCCTTCATGACGCTGCAATCCTCCAGTTGAATCTAAAACTGCAATTGGAGACCCTGGCACAAATCCATGATTTTCTGAAAAATCTATGGTAACCATAGTTGTGGTTCCAACCCCAACAGTTGAAACTCCAGAAATTGCTATTGAAGTTGATCCAAAAATTCCACCCTTTTTGACTGAAATATAAGATGTATAAATGCTTCCTGCTGCAATAAATCCTTTTGCTTTATATGTAAATGACGTAGATCCATTTGAAGTTGTGACTAAAAATATACCCTCTGCTAATTCATTTAAAGTTCCAGAAATTGAAACTGGAGTATCTGCAGTAATTGCTTCTCCAGCAACAACAGTTACTGTAATATTGGAAAACCCTGCAGCGCCATCAGAAGTGATATCAGTTACATTTAATGATAAACTTGGAAGTTCAAAAAATGAAGGAATATTTCTATTTAATCCAATACTTTGCCATTTGGTATCTTGTAATCCATATTCAAAGTCTGCATCAATTAATGAAGTTGGATTTGCAACTCTTATTCTTTCAATTGCATCTGTACCAAAATCATAAGGTCTAACTTTTAATCCATGTCTTTCATCATCAATGTAAATTGTTAATTCATCATCATCACTCATTGATGATGTATCATAATCTAAAATGAATGTACAAGTTCCATCAATTGAATTTGGAAAATCTAAATCTGGGTCGTGATTATGAGTTTTTGAAAATGTTTTTCCTGGTTCAAATTGACTACCAATTACAATCCCTCTAGTTGCATTGTTAATTAGTAGCAAATCATGCAATTCAATATGACCAGGAATTTTTACTGTTCCAGCACTGGCATCAAATACATAATGTTCTTCTTTTCTTTTTGCCATTGCTAGTTACACTCCGAATACAATTGCATATGTGATAGGTTCTCCTGCTGGAGCAAAAGGCAGATTTGGAGAATTAGTTGATTTTATTGCCACACCAAAAAATGCCATTCCTGCTCTTGGGGGTTCAGTGAAATTGATTTTAACTGGATCACTTATTCTATTTGTTCCACCAGAAATGTAAAATCCATAATTTTGGGTTGGATCTGGTTGTTGAACTACACCACCTACAGAGATTAAAAGCCTTGCTGCTCCATCTATTTCACTATTTATAAAATTATTTCCACCTGAAGATATTGTAAATTGTGTGGTAGATCCATTAAATGATGATGTTAAATCATCTAATATTACAGATTGATCAGGTACTGTAGATGTTGGTCCTTGAGGTCCAACAAATCCTTGAGGACCTTGAATACCTTGGGGTCCTTGAAATCCTTGAGGTCCTCTAAATCCTTGATTGCCCTGATTACCTTGAAATCCCTGAAATCCTTGAGGTCCTCTTGGTCCTCTTCCACTAACAAAGCTTTCTAGAGATTGAGTAGAATTTAACCCAATTTCAATATCTATGGGACTCATGATGCAGTTCCTCGCACTAAAATCATGCCATCAACTGCCTTTACAACAGTTGTTCCACTATCATAAAGAACATCATAGTAATATCTACCAACAGGAATAGCAGAAGATACTGTGCTTGCTATTGATAAGGTAATTATTCCATCTCCTTCTGATTCAACTGTTATAGGATAAGAACTAGCAGACCCATAATGTTTTTTCATTTTAGATGAAAAAGTGTATCCACTTAAATCTAGTGGTGCTCCATCTAATTTAATTCTCATAGCAAAGGAAAAATCAGTTCCTTGCTCTACTGTTAAATTAACTGATGGAACTGCCATATACTTAATTTCCTATTTAATTATATTTATTTTTTAAACAATAGTCCAAGTTGCACCACTATTAACTGTAACAGTAATTCCACTATTAATTGTGATTGGACCAACACTCATTTCATTGTATGTTGTTGTTACTGTGTAGTTTGCAGCAATTGTAGGAATATTTCTAAAGAATGGAGTGCTGGTAAGAGTGAATCTACCTCCAACTGATAGCTCACCTGTTCCTGGGTTATAAGATAATGCAGGAGCAGTTGATCTAATTCTAGGAGTAGCATTAACCCCTGCACTATCAACAAATATTGGATAGTAAGTAGCACTACCTGTAGTATTAGTAGCATTTACTACTGTAGATGGTCCAGTTAATCCTTGGAATCCTTGGGCACCTTGAGGACCTTGTAATCCTTGGGTTCCATTAGTTCCTTGTGTTCCATTAACACCTTGGAATCCTTGATTTCCTTGGTTGCCTTGGTTGCCTTGGAATCCTTGAGCCCCCTGAGGTCCTCTTGCACCCTGAGGTCCAATAGCACCAGGAGCTCCCTGAGTTCCTCCAGATCCTGGAGAACCTTGTGCACCTTGAGGTCCTACTGCACCTTGAGGTCCTTGTCCTCCTTGAACACCTTGAGGTCCTCTAAATCCTTGGTTGCCCTGATTTCCTTGGAAACCTTGTACACCTTGAGGTCCTTGTAATCCTTGAGGTCCTATGACACCTTGGAAACCTTGAGCTCCCTGTGGACCCTGAACACCTTGAGGTCCTCTGACACCTTGATTGCCTTGAGATCCTTGTGGTCCTGTTCCTTGGTTGCCTTGATTGCCTTGGAATCCTTGAGCACCTTGAGGTCCAATTAATCCTTGGAATCCTTGAGGACCTTGTACACCTTGAGGTCCTCTAGCTCCTTGATTTCCTTGGTTTCCTTGGTTGCCTTGGAAACCTTGTACACCTTGAGGACCTTGGAATCCTTGGAATCCTTGAGCACCTTGAGATCCTTGAGGTCCTTGTAATCCTTGTGGACCAAGAATTTTTCCTACATTATCATAAGTGGCACCATTACAAACATAAAGATTACCATCTGCTTGAACAACATAAGCATCACCTATTGTAGTTCCATTACATACTGGAAGATTTCCTACTGTTGCAACAGTTCCTTTAATATCAAGTGCTGTTCCTGCAGGTCCCTGAGGTCCTTGGAATCCTTGAGGACCTTGAACACCTTGAGGTCCTCTAAATCCTTGATTTCCTTGGTTTCCTTGGAATCCTTGAGTTCCCTGAGGTCCTTGGAATCCTTGAGCACCCTGAGGTCCTCTTGGTCCCTGGTTTCCTTGGTTTCCTTGGTTTCCTTGTGATCCTTGAGGACCTTGGAAACCTTGTGGTCCTTGTGAACCTTGAAATCCTTGATTTCCTTGGTTTCCTTGGAATCCTTGTACGCCTTGAGGCCCCTGGAATCCTTGAGGTCCTTGAGGACCAACACCACCTTTAAATCCTTGGTTGCCTTGAGCACCTTGAGGTCCTTGAGATCCTATTCCACCAGATCCACCCTGAGGACCTGCAATACCTTGTGGTCCTTGTACTCCTTGTGGTCCTCTAACTCCTTGGTTGCCTTGATTTCCTTGAGCACCTTGAGGTCCTTGAACACCTTGAGGTCCTGTAAATCCTTGGTTTCCTTGGAATCCTTGGAATCCTTGAGTTCCTTGTGGTCCCTGGAATCCTTGATTACCTTGATTACCTTGGTTTCCCTGAGTACCTTGAGTTCCTTGAGGTCCTTGTAAACCTTGAGGTCCTTGTAAACCTTGAGGTCCTACATTTCCTTGGGAACCTTGAGGTCCTTGGAATCCCTGATTACCTTGATTGCCTTGATTGCCTTGATTGCCTTGAGCACCTTGAGGTCCTCTTACTCCATTTTCTCCTTGGAATCCTTGAGATCCTTGATTTCCTTGGAACCCTTGAGGTCCTTGAGGTCCAAATCCTTGTGGTCCTTGTAAACCTTGTGGTCCTTGAGGTCCTCTAAATCCTTGGTTTCCTTGATTGCCTTGGTTTCCTTGATTTCCTTGAGCACCCTGAGGTCCCTGGAATCCTTGGAATCCTTGAGCACCTTGAGGTCCTCTAACTCCTTGATTGCCTTGATTTCCCTGAGGTCCTTGGAATCCTTGAGTTCCTTGGAATCCTTGAGGACCTTGTACCCCCTGAGGTCCTTGAGGTCCAACAAATCCATCACTGCCTTGAATTCCTGCTATTCCTTGGAATCCTTGAGTTCCTTGAGGTCCTATTGTGCCTTGATTTCCTTGGAATCCTTGAGCTCCTTGAGGACCTTGGAACCCCTGAGCTCCTTGAGGACCTTGGAATCCCTGAGCTCCTTGAGGACCTTGGAATCCTTGAGGTCCCTGCAAACCTTGAGGTCCTTGGAAGCCTTGATTTCCTTGTGTTCCTTGTGAACCTTGAGGTCCTCTAAATCCTTGGAATCCTTGCGATCCCTGAGGTCCCTGGAATCCTTGTGTTCCTTGGAATCCTTGAACACCTTGGGGACCTTGCAATCCTTGTGGTCCTTGGGGTCCTCTAAATCCTTGATTTCCTTGATTTCCTTGATTTCCTTGAGCACCTTGAGGTCCTTGGAATCCTGTATCTCCTCTAATTTGACCAACATCATCCCAGTCAGACCCATTATAAACCCAAAGATTTCCAGTATCTAGAGCAATAACTCCATCTCCAGCAGTAGGAGGATACCAAGGAAATACAGTATCATCAGCAGTTAATGTTGTATGTGGAGAAGAAGTAGTGACTGATGGAACTGATCCTACAATGCTAATAGATGTTCCAGTGTTTCCTTGGAATCCTTGAGTTCCCTGTGGTCCTTGAACTCCTTGAGGTCCTGTAGATCCTTGATTTCCTTGAAAACCTTGAACACCTTGAGGTCCCTGAAATCCTTGGAATCCTTGAGAACCTTGAGGACCTTGTAATCCTTGAGGTCCTTGTAATCCTTGGGGTCCTTGTGCCCCATCAAATCCTTGTGCTCCTTGTGGACCCTGGAATCCTTGGAAACCTTGAGTTCCCTGGAACCCTTGTGCTCCCTGAGGTCCTTGGAATCCCTGGAATCCTTGAGCTCCCTGAGGTCCTTGAGTACCTTGAGGTCCAAATCCTTGAGGACCTTGGAACCCTTGAGGTCCTTGGGGACCAACAGAACCTTGGAATCCTTGTGATCCCTGAGGTCCTCTAAATCCTTGAAATCCTTGAGATCCTTGAGGTCCTCTGAATCCCTGAGGTCCTTGTGGTCCAATAAATCCACTAACAGAGTTCCAAGTAAATCCTGCTCCTGGACCTAATGATGTTAATACTTGAGGGAATAAACCAACATTCCCATCCTTATTTGCAATATCTCCTTTTATTCTTACTGTTGGAACTTGTATATCTAACTGATAATTAGAGTCTGGATTATTAGTTCCAATCCCCAAAGATTGTGCAGCAGGAATATAAACAATATTATTTGGTGCAATATCAAATGTGGTTGCTAATCCACCAAATCTTTCTGTAGTAAATCCTAAGTATCTTGGTCTAGCATCATCTGGTTCAACTACTGGTAATTTTGTATCAACTCTAATAGTTGCAACTCCAACACCAGCAGATGCAAATCCTACAACACTAACACTAGCCCCAACAAAATCTAAAATTGTAATGGAGTTGGCTACTCCAACTACAGTCCCTTCATCCTTTACTGTAAATCCTAGAGGTAGAGTTTCTAGAGGAATCCAAAATCTTTCACCTGGATAATCTGGAATAGAAATTAAAAAATATCTATCTCCAACTGGAATAGATCCAGAATATGGAGGATCTCCTAAATTAGGTTCTGTCTGATTTAATCCAAGGTACTGATATCTATCAGAAGTTAACCTAGATTGTGGAGTTCTTATTACTCTGCGACTAAGATACTTTGCCATTATTGATTAAGAGTTTCCAGGATACTTACAGTGTATTTGATATGATTTGGAGATGTGGTAGAAATTCCACTCATTACAATACTATCAGTTTTTAATGCTGTTCTTTCTAAAACCAATCTTCCTTCTAAAAGAATCAGGGCATCATTAGGTGGAACTAATCCTCCATTAATAACTTCTGTAATATCAGTAGATACTCCAGATTGACTTCTATTGACTCTTTTGTGTGAAAATGTTACTGTTCCTATTCCAGATCCAGTATTAGATACTTGTGCAAAAAGAACAATGCTAGTATAACCTGTTCTTGTTGTATAAATTTCTGTGTTAGCAGTAGTGCTAACAATACCAGTAACTGTTTTGTATGTATTTAGTGGTTGTTGGGCCATCTAATTTTAACCTCCTCCTAGGGCAATGATGAGTGGAGTGACTTCAGATTGAAGACTCTTACTGAATGCGGTCCCACTAATGGTTCCTGTGTTTTGATTAATAGTAATTCCTTCACTAATTCTAAAGTTTCCTCCTTGATCAGTACTGGTAAAAGGAACCCTTCCTCCATCTGTTGCTACTATTTGATTTTCATCTATTGCAACAGCACCCTTAGAAGGAATAGAATTGACAATATCTGTACCTGTACCTATATATTCAAATGTTATACCTGATGCAATAATCTTACTTGCTTGGAAGAAGTTGACTGTTGCACCAACAGAAACTGGGTAAGTAATAAATTGGTCAAATGTTACTGTGCAAATACCAGTTGGGTCTGGTTTTGTAGAAGAAACAACATTAAAGAATAATTTTTCCATTACTGCAACTGCAGTAGCTGTAGTACCAATTCCTGGTCCAACTACTGGAGGAGGAGCAATAGTTACGGTTGGAGGAGTTTCTGTGTATCCAGTTCCAGAAACTAAGATACTAATTTCTTGGATTGTTCCATCAGATCCAACCCCATCTTCAAATACAGTGACTTCTGCTGCAATTGCATCATCACCTAATGCAGGAAGTCCAATTTGAACTTCTACTGCAGCTCCAGGAAGGTATCCATATCCAGGGTTTGTAATCCTAATGCTATTGACTGTATAATATTGAGTTCCAATAAAAGTTACTTGACCATCATAAGGTCTTTGTCCTCTTGGAAGTTGCCTTTCTGGAATAGAAGTAGTGCCTATTCCAATTATACTTGTAATAATTCCTGCATTAGTTGTAATTGAAGATCTAATTGCAGGAGTGTATCCATTCTTATTTGTATTCTTAAACTGACTGATGCTACTTACTCCACTTTGATATGATTTTGGAAGATTTTGATTTGCAATAATATAAGTACAAATACCAGCAAGATATTTAATTGATTCAATTTCTCCTGTTGCAACATATCCAGTAGAAAATCCAACTGGAAGTGGGGAGGAATCATTCAGATAAGTTCTTGCATAAGTAGGTGAATCTCTGTAGGCAAGTCCACTATCAATTGAATTTCCATTTCCTTGAGAAAGAAGATCTAATGCAAGGGTTTCTACTATGATCTTAGAATCTCTCTTACAGAAATCTCTTCCTTTGATTGATCCACCATAATCAAATGTTGGGCCAAGTGCTCCATATGGACCATCTGTACTAGTTACAAATCCAACAACTTCATTTGCAATAAAGTCTGCATTTTCTCTTAGTAGATCTACTGCATCTAAAGATGCCTGAGTAACTCCAGCACCAACATTAAGAACAAGAGTATCAATATTATCTCCAGTAGGAGCAACAGTGACTACTCCAACATATTGAAGTGGAGTTGTTCCATTTGCCCACAATCCATAGTTACCAAATGAGGCATTACTGTTGTTCATGTCACAGACACCACCAGTATCATTGTATACTGCAGTATCACAACAAATTGTGAATAGTGAAACTAACTGAGCATATCCAAAGTTGGTGATAGAAACTCCAATTCCACCTTGATTGTATTGAGTATATGCATCAAGAACCATGGACTTAAATCCACCTGCTCTGTTGCCATCAATTCTCATTCCAACACTATTAGGAACAAAGTTAGTACAGTTCTGAACATATGGTGATTGCCAATTCTGTTCAGTTCCATCAGCATATCCAAGACCTTGTGTTGGGAAAGACACCATAGCATTTGGGTTTGCTATTCCAACAAAGGACTGGTGAGAAATATAGCAACCTCTTCTAACATGATAAAGATCAGTTTGACCTCTAGTAGAAACTAGGGTTCTTCTTAAATCTTCTCCTACAACAGCAACTCTCTCTGCTACTTGTATTGGACCATCTTCAACATAAAGTCCAGCAAAAACTCTTACTGTGTCTCCAGGTTGAGCTAAAGAACATGCTTTTTTAATAGTTAAGAAAGCATCTCCAGGAGATAACCCTTGATTACTATCATTACCAAACTTACTTACAAACCATTCATTTCCTACTTTTGCTCCTGGAGGAGACCAAACCAATTCTCCAACTGGTTTGTTGATTTTTGGAGCAGCAAATGGTCCATTATTAATAATAGTTGTAACAATACCAACACAACTATAAATTGCTGATACTACATTAGAACAAGCATTTGGATTAATATTACTGTAGCCATCTGGAAGTAATTCAGTATCAATTAATTGTGGAATACTTCCAATTCCAGCAATAGTTCTAGTTGCTGGAAGTGTTTGTATATTTACATCAATTGCATTTGTGATTATCTGGAAGAATGTGGTAATTGCAGAAGCAATATCAGAGCAATCACCAACATTATAAACTCCTGGAAGTCCAGAGATATCTCCTACAATTGTATTATCTTTATATTGAGTTAATGCACTATATCCACCAATAGTAATACTTTGATTCCTCATGGCTTGAATAGCCATGTCTCTTGCTTGATTGAATGCGTAAATTGATTGTGCTTCTTCTTGGAGAAGATAATTATTTTCTAAGTAGATTTTAGCAGCATCATAAACTTGATCATTTCCACCAATTTCTAAATTATAACAAATTGCTTCTATTACATCTACAATATCATCAACACAATTTTGATTCCCACCAGGAACAGAAAATCCAGTGTAGAATGCTAACATTCTGCCAACTGCTACTTCTGCAATTAATTGTTTATTTGCAAGAATTACTCTAGAAGCATCAGCATTCTTTCCAGATATTGGTGGAACTTGATAAGATTTGGGAAGAATAGCATTATTAATTACATATCTTGATAAACTTGCAATACTGCTAAAACCAACAAGTGTAGCTTGCTTTACGTATCCAGTAGAAAATCCTGTTGGAATTACTGCAGAATCATCTAGATATTGTAAAGTTACTCCTGAATAATAAGATAATCCAGCTCCAACAGATTTTGAATTTCCTCCCTTTGAAATATCAAATGCTATTGCATCAATAATTAAACCAATATCTCTTCTACATTTTGCTCTTCCAGTAGCAACGCCAACTTTTCCATAATCAAAATCAGGACCATAATACCCAAAAGGACCATCTGTGCTGGTTATAAATCCTACAATTTCATTGGCAATAAATTCTTTATTTCTTGTTAAAAGATTTGCAGCATCTAAGAATCTTCCTGGAATATTATAACCAGAAGAAAGGACTGAATATGCAAATCCTACATTATCATAAGCATCTACTACCTCTCCTCTAATTCTTATATCGCCTGCTACATCAAGAGTTCTAGTTGGTAAAGTAGTATTAATTCCAACTAAAGGGTTAATTGTTTTTACAAAATCTGTACCAATTGTCCCATATACATCTTCATTATTAAAAAATCTCCTTGCTGTTATTATAGTTCCACCAGTTCCAACATTTAATCTTTCTGTAGTTGTAATCCCAGTAACTAAAAGATTTACAATTTCAGAATCTATAACAGTTTCTTTTCCAATTGATGCTATTCCAACTGTAGCAATTCCAGTTAAAAATCTAGATGCAGTTAATATGCCTACAGTAGAAATTCCTACGGTAGAAATTCCAATATAAGTTTCACCAATAGTAGATACACCAATATAAGCAGATGTAATACTTACAATGCCAACTGTGGCAACACCAATTCTAGCATCACTAATAGTTGCAAATCCTACAGTTGCAACACCAATGTAAGTTTGTCCAATAGTGGACACACCAATATAAGCAGATGTAATTGATGAAATTCCAACTACTTCTCTTCCAATAGTTGCTATGCCTGTTGTAGTAATTCCTATTACAGCTTGAGTAATAGTGGCAAATCCAACTGTGGCAACACCTGTTCTTACATCAGTTGCATTTACATAACCTACAGTGGATATTCCAACTAATTCATCAGTAATATTTGCAAATCCAATTGTAGATATCCCTACTATTTCAGTATCAATAAATGCTTCAGAAACAGTGGCAACACCTGTTCTGGAAGATGTAATTGTTCCAAAACCTATAGTTGTGATGCCAAGATATGAAGATGAAATTGTTGCAACTCCAACAGTTGCAAACCCAACATATGCAGTTGTTATTGAGGAAAATCCAGTTACCCTAAAGTCTTTTAAAACATCTAATTCATATATTGGGTTAGATACTCCAATACCAACAGAACCTAAACCAGTTATTACAACTGATTCTGTATAATCTGTATTAATTTTTACTTTATAGTCACCAAGAGAAGCAACATCAGTATTAACTCCAAACTGATCAGAAACTAATCCAGTTCCAATTACATCAAGTTCTACAGTTGGATTAATAGTACCTACGCCAAAAGAAGTCTCTGCATAGATATTTTCTGTTGCCCTTATATCTCCAGTTACATCAAGAGTTACATTATCACTTACTACTGTCTTTCCTATAGCAACTGTTCTTGTGTTGGAATCAACATACAGTGCTTGTGTTCCTACACCAAGACCAGTTCTTACTACAAAATAGTTTTCTTGTGATGGCATCGGGTTCCACTATCCCCCTTTTGTATTATTTATAAAGTTCTCATAATAAATGCAAGTGCATAATATGGAGGTCTATTTTCATGAGATCCGTCACCACCAGTATTAGGTTGAATTGTTGTATTAGTTGTAGAAGTTGCACTAGTTGCTGTTGAAGTTTGGGTAACTGAAGTAATTGCAGAACCACCCTGAATTCCAGACACACCACTTACAGTAGTTACACTAGTTAAAACATTGGCAGGAGATACTGTAGTTGTTGTAGTAGATATTGCCACATGAGTGTGGGCAGGAATTTGAGATGAAGTTAAGGTTACTTCATTTAATCCACCTTGAGTTCCTGGAGTATATCCTACAGTTCCTGCTACTGCAGGATTATCACCACCAGCACCAACAATAAATCTTTCTCTCAAATCTGGTGTTCCATTTGTACCATCACAAAGAGCCCATCCTGTAGGAATTCCTGCTACTGTTCCAGACCACATAATTATTCCATTAATAGGAATAGTTCCATATCCATTAATTTTTGATGGTGCAGAAACTGTAAGATTGCCAGATACAGTAATACCACCACCAACAGAGAGATTGTTAGACCCTGAAATATTTAAATTGCCATTAACTGTTGCAATTCCAGAACTAACATCAATGATGCCATTTCCTACACCTAGAGAATTTTTACAGATAATACTAACTATACCATTAGGTGTATTGTTATAGATTCCAAATACTCCATCTGGACCTCCATTGCTCCCAATATCACCTGAACCAATTCCAACTGTGCCAAGGTTTAATGAATTAACTGTTGCACTTCCAACTACATTTAAATTATCTCCAATACTGACACTTTTATCTACTCCAATTCCACCTAAAACAACCAGAGCTCCATTAGAAGGATCAATACTATCTTGAGTACTTGCTATTGTAGTAATTCCAATAACTAATGCATCAGTTGATACTGTAAGTTTGTTAATATTTGCAGCAGCAGTTGATCCATCTAGTTCATCATTAACAATTACTTTATTAGCAATAACAACATCAAGAGTTGCAGCATTAGAAGATTCTGCTTCTGGGAGTCCAACATCAATTTGCTTACCAGTTATTGCATCAAATTTAGTCTTACCAATATAGAATTCCCCATCACTATTCATTCCAGTGTAAACTACTAGTCCTCCTCTAGTATTCAGAGATTGTGAAGTTAATACTTCAGTATCTGAAAGAATTCTATCTTGGTTTGTAGGCATCCCTGTTGAATAGTTGCCAGGACCAAATCCAGTATATTCAAAAGTATGTCCAGATGCACGAATAATAGAATTTCTTCTAAGTTCAATTGGTACTATTTTAATTTTCTTAATATTTGAATTATTTTCATGAGGTACTGCCCTAGTACCAAATAATGCTCTCTTAACATAGATTTCACCACCAGAAATTCTGGTAATAAGCATAATCTCAGAATTAATTTGAATAAAATCACCTTTATCTAATCCATAAAGATCATTTATTAAGAAGTTAGAGACTGCTGCAGATATTTGTTGAGAAATTGCTCCTTTATATCCTCCAAGAATTGTAAAATGTCTTGAATTTAAGTTTTCATTAGTGGATGATGTATCTTTTGGATTTGAAAGTAATCCTGCTCCAAACACCCTAATTGCATTACTAGCATCTCCTTTTACTGTAAATGTAGTAATACCAGTAACTGTAGAAACAGTAGAAATTCCAATTTTTTGAACTGGATTTCCAATTGCATCATCAAAAATAACTTTACTGCCAACAGCAAATGAATGTGGTTGTTGAGTGGTTATTGTTGTTGTATCAGTTGTTGAATTATATACAGAACCATCTGGACTGTTTCTTATTTGATATCCAATTCCAGATAAGAATGCAACTGCATTTATTGGAGTTTCTGGAGTTACATTATTATTATAATAAGTGATTGTATTTGATTTTACTGACTGTATAACAAATGTTCCATTATTTTGTTCCTTAGAGCATCCAAGTATTTGAATTGTATCAGTATCAGATGCACTGTAATTAACAGAAGATACAGTTAAGAAACAATCATTAGTAGATCCAGGAATTCCTCTAACTCTTAATAAATCTCCAGAAAGATAACCAGATCCTTGATTTTGAATACTAGCTTCTGCTACTATATTAGATGCTACTCTAATATTTGCTGTTGCATTAGATCCACTTCCACCGCAAAGAGGAACATCATAGAATAATCCATTAACATATCCTGATCCTGCAGTGGTAACAGTAAGTCTTCTAATTCCACCTAATCCATGAGGAATTGTAGTTGTTACCGTTCCAATACCAGATCCTGCTACAGAATCATAATATGTAGTAATGCCTGAAATTTTAGACGTTAAATTAAAGTCTTTAAGATATGATGTTAGGGTTTCTTTGGTAACACTCTTTTTAACATCATTAACAAGAACTGTGCCAATTTCTTTTCTAGAAGCTAAACTAATAGTTCCTTCTGGATCTGAAATTGGATTATCTAAATCTTGAGTTGGATATAATTTTTCTATACTTTGAGATAATTTGTATTCTTCTGTATTAAATGGAACAATATTTGGAGTATTTTTAAATGCATTTAATGTTACATGATAAATTCCATCAGTAGTTCCTTCTACATATTCCTGAATAGTTTCAATGTCATATAATTGATAGTCGTTAATTATTTTTTTATTGACAAAATATGGCAAATTATTTCTATTTACATCATAGATTGTATATGGAGGAACTCTATAGTTTGAAGTTTGAGCACAATCTCTTTCTGTTAACCAAGTTGCAACAGCAGAAGTCCCTAGAGTTATTGTTCCAGGATTTCTTGAAATTGCATAGGTAAATCTGATCTCATTGATTACACTTGCAACAGTAAATTTGCCATTATATCCAGTACCAGTTCCCAATCCTACTGGATTTGGTTCATTACTACTCTTTAAATTGTATATTTCAATAGTATCTCCAACATTTAATTTGTGGGGCTTACTAGTTACTATAGTGACTGTTCCTGAAGAATACCAAGCATCTGCAATAGCCCCATCATTTCTTACTTGGTTGATTGGATTTGAAGATACTAACTGCTCACTATCTGCTTGATATAATGCAGAATCTAAAGCATTAGATGCTTTTTGAATTATAAATCCAGAAGATAAATCAGAAGAGTTTTCTGATTCTTTTGGTATTACGATCCTCACTCTATAAAGTTTATCTTTATTAAATCTTGTATCAACTTTTCTAGTAAAGAACGATCCTGGAGCTGTAACCCCAATCAAATTTAAGAAAAAGTCAGTTGCTCCAGCACCTACTGAGTTTACCCCAACATACCAATTTTGAGAAGTCTCATCCCATTGAACAGGACTTCCAACATCCCCAGAATTTTTTTCCGAAATTCTACTAATAAACTTTAGATTTGATGTAGTTAATCCTACGATATTTTTGATATCTACTGGAGCAGTATTTGTCTCTGCATTAAGAGAATTAGAGTATAATCTAATTCCAGTTCCTCCAGTCAATCTTATATTATAAAGTTTATCTGCTACTATTCCATCTGGAAGTTCTCCAGTTCCAGAAATAATTTTTCCTGATAATCCTGTAGATATACCTGATACACTAGAAAGAGTAATAATATTTGTATCCGTATCAATTCCTGTTATATCATACTCAGATTTATAACTTGGGGATACTGGAATAGAATATTCATCATTTGCTCTCTTAAATGAGATAGTATCATTTTGCTTGCCACCAATAACAAAATTTCTAACATTATTTGGGGGTGGATCCAATAGATCAGTATATCCTTTCAGATATACTCTAGTGTTTTGATTTGAAGGTGCTTTTGCTGATGTTAATGTAGCATCTAAATCAACATATCTAACATCACTTTCAATTGATGAAATATCTTTTGGTGGAATAATATGAGTTATAAATGCATGATTATCTTTTGCAAGAACAATATCTTTAAATCCAGTTGAGAATAATGATATGGATCCAAAGTTAGAGTTAGAGTTTGTAATGGATTGATCTCCACCACTTTCAGATACAAACTGTTTGGCATAACCAATAGCAAAAATAGATACGCACTGAATAAATGCATTATTACTTGCCTTTACATGGAAACTTTCCCAAGATGGTCTATATTTTGCCCTAGATGATTGATGTAAGAACTTATCAACACCATAATTTTCTTGATAATTATACCCACCAACAGACTCTTCATATTCTACAAAAGCTCTGTCATCTTTTTGTAGAGAGATTCCAGTAAATTGAGCAGTAACAACTGATTTAAATCCAGATACTTTAGATCCATCAGCATGAATGCCATTCATGCCATAGACGGATTTTAAACTGCAGTTGTATATGTAAGGAGATGCAGATGATACTGTATCTGAAATTACTTTAACTGTTGCCCCAGAAACACTTGGGTTTAGAGTTTGAGTAGGAACATTTGAAAGCAAATATGTAAATTCTGTTTCGCTAGTTACCTGAGCAACTATAAAATTTCCATTATATTCTAATTCACTTGTTGGACCTTCATCTTGACCAAGACCAGAAAGTAAAATTGGAGTTAATGGAGAAAGACCATGAGGAGTTTGAGTCTGTATTGTAATTACATTGGTTCCAGAAGTACCATTTCCAGAAACTGCAGATACAATACTAATTGATCCAAGACCTAACTCACCAACAATTCTATTTTCATCAACATTAGGTTGAAAGTTAGTAAATCCATCAATGATGCTTCTTCCAGATTGAGCACCATACGCTAAACTTAATTTATAATAATATGCCTCTAAGTCTGTATATCCAGTATCTACTCCATTTCTTACTAAAGTATTACTATCATCTGCATATTCAAATGCAGTTAATTTATGGTGAGAGTAATTTGGTACTGAAGTATTTGTAGTATAATTACTGTAAACTTTTCCTACTGGATCTCCATCAAAAATAGTAAATCCATAAATGTAGCAAGCTCCAGTAAGTCTAAAAATAGCAGCAGGAGCAATTAAATCATTAATTGGATTGGGAACAAACTTTGGTTTAATCTTAGTCTTTCTAAGATCAGTAGAAACAATAGATGTTCCTTTAGGTAATATTACTCCCCCATCTGCACTATTAAATGCATATAATATGTTTGATGGGTCATCTAAATCAAAATTTGAAGAAATATTTAATTCAGATATGGTTCTTGAAGAATTATTTGCGTCTCTAAGAATCTGATTTTGATCTACATAAAATCCAGGTCTATTATCAATAAAGTGAGTGCCAGGAGAGATTAAAATTGTAGTTTGATCAAATAAATCATTATTGGGTCCAGGAATATATGAAAATCTTGCTGCTTCAATTAAAGCTCTTTGGATAGTTTTAAACGGTCTAATTCTAGAGTTTCCTCTATTTTCAATAGAATCTGAGGCATCTAATTCATTAGGATCTACATACAAAGTATTTCCATTTAAATTCTTCAAAAAATTCTCTAGTCTCGCTAAAGGCATTGTAGAGTATCCTGCTATTTTTCTTCTGTCTTATTTATCAATAAATACTGTTATCTAGATTTTGTAATTTATGGCAATTAGCACTAACACTGAATCCTTGATTTCGTTATATCAACAAGAGATTTCTTTAAGCGAAAAACAAAAAGAACAAGTAACATACACAGAGAATGGATTTACTGTCCCACTTCCAGATGGTGGGGAGTATAAATTATATGCAGTTCAAGAAAGTATAGATTACTTTACAAGTCCAACTCAAAAATTAGATAAAAAAATAATTGAAATTAATAATAAAATAGTAGGATTGCAAAATACTCTTTTGCAAGTTGGATTAGCAGCAAATGCTTGTGGGTGTGGAGGACTTACTGGATTTACTGCATCTGGATCTCCCCCTTCTGTAACTTACACCCCATTTGTTTATGGTCCAAAAACAACAGTAAATGCAGATACTGCACTTTACAGAGGATACACATACACTTCTCCAAATCCATTTGAAGAAATTAATGGAACATTAACAACTGGAAATGCTGGTATTGGAACCGAAAGTATATTTGGAGTATCTTTTATTGGGGATTATTATTCAAATATTGGAGTTGCAAGAACTACACTACCAGTTTGCCCTGGAGTGACTAATTGTACTGGATATGCAACTTCAGAAACTAACTTAAATGCTCAAATAGCAACATTACAAGCAGAAAGAAATGCTTTAGCTGGAAAAGTAAATATTTTAAAAGATAGTAGAAGTGAGTTTGAAACTAAGAAATATGGACTTAATGCATCAAAGGAAGAACTAAATGCACAAATTGCATCTAGCAATTCAATTATAAGTTTTCTTCAAGACCCTGCAAATGAACAGTGGTTGTAAAAAACCCTACAGGCATTTTTTACCTGGAATTTTTTAGGCACCTTTTTTGGAATAAAAAGTTAATTTTGGTTTTGGGTCTTTTTATTTTTACCTCTGTAAGTTTCTGTTTGTGCATGACAGTTGGGACAAAGTAATCTCAAATTTTCTAATCTATTATCAGTATGAATTCCATTAATATGGTCTAACTCAACATGTCTACTTTTAAAATACCCGTGAGTGGATTCGAACCACCGCTGGAGGACTTTTAAGGTCCCTGTCTCTTCCGCTGGACTACACGGGCTTAGCAAAGGACTTACATAACCATAAAGATTACTGCCTTAGCGCGACTTCCTTCACACCTCAACACTATACTAGAAACTCAACTTCTTGTCAACCATCATAAGCAAGTTCACCTTTTAGTTCAGCAATTTTAGCAGTTGCAAAGCACTCAACACAAGTCCAAAAAGTTTCTCCACTCACCATATTTTCTTCACAGAAATGGGAGGCAACATCTTCAAGAATGCCATTGAGTTCATCAAGTTGAGTGCGATCAATCTGCATGGTAGGTACTGGTCTTGCTTACCCTACCATCATAGCATCAAGGACAGCACTCTGCCAACTTAGTGGACAGTTCCTGAACTGTCTGCTTCAAGGTATTGATTTGTTCTTGCTGTTCTTTGATTGCTTCTACTAATAGTGCAGTTGCATTTTTATAGTGAAGAATTTTAAACCCCTCAGAGTCTTCTTGAACAAGATCTGGAACAATCTTCTCAACTTCTTGAGCAATCATTCCAATTTCATGTCTCTCAATATCTATCCTATCGTATTCTACACCTTGTAATTTTAAAACTTTTTCTAAACTATTTTCAAGTGGTTTGATATTAGTTTTTACTTTAATATCAGATATTGTTTCTACAGGTACACCATTTTTAAACAGTCCACCAATAACATTTAATTTTCCAAAGTACTTTCCAAATGGAGATGCAGCAGTCCAACTAGGTGTTGATTCTTTTTTTCTCTTAATAGCATCTACTTTAAAACCCAAATCAAATTTTCCACCAAAAGTTTGACTAATTCCAAATTTTAAATGAGATCCAAAAGCATTAGAAACAGAAAATGCATTATGAACACCAAGTTGATTAGTTAATCCATTTAAATTACTGACTCCTGTAGTTTGAAATGCAAAAGGTCTAGTTGGATCAAGACTTTGCCAAACATCAACAGAAGCTAATGGAGCTGCTCCTGCTAATCCAACTTGAATTCCTTCTGTTTCTATAGTATTAATGAATGCCATAATTAACAACCAGCATCTGGTAAGATAGTTTCTATGATTTTTTCTACTAAATCATTAAGATTTGTTGGGATTAATTTACCTCTAGGTTCTATAATGGTAACACCACCAGTACCTCTAATATATGTAGGACCTTTACTTGAAATTATCAATTTATTTTTAGCTCCAATTGCAATGTTAGCAGCACATATTCTTACTGTATCTCCTGCTTCTATTTCAATGTTATTAGAAGATCTAAAGACTAAAGTTTTATCACTAGCAGAAGATTCAAGTCTAATGACTCTTGCTGCTAATGTAAGTTCTCCATTTCTAGCATCAATTCTAATATTATTTCCTTGAATATTTAATCCTTCTTTAGAATTGCTATTAATATTATCACATTCTCTTCCTGTAGGATTACTAGTCAACTCAAATCCACCATCATCAAATAATTTTAAATGCGCATTTGATGCTGAATGAAGTTCTACTTGTCTAGGTCTTTTTACTTTTGTACCTTTGTCCGATCCAATAAACAAAGATCCAAATCTAGAATCATTAAATACATATCCTGGTTGTGGTTCACTCATGTTCTTCTGCACAAAGAATTACTCTTTCAACTTTTTGTCTATCAGTTTCTGAAGAAACTGTTTTATCTACAGGGTTAAATCCTAAAATAGGAAGTAAGGATGCTCCAAATCCATCCTCAGTATTTATTACTAATTCTGGATATACTCTAATTGCAGTTCCAGGATTTACTATGTTGACTCCTATTATTCTTCCATCAGGATCTACTTTAGGATAAATTTCTACATCTGTATTGCAAGTTGCATTTACTATTTTATCTGTAGACTTGTAAGAAATTCCTGTATTTAAAATTATAACATCTTTAATAAATCCAACAACTTCATTTCCATTTTCATCAATTGGATTTACATCACAAGGATCTTGTGTTCCAGTACCAGTTCCTCCAGTACCAGTACCAGTACCAGTTCCTCCAGTACCAGTACCAGTACCAGTTCCTCCAGTACCAGTACCAGTACCAGATCCTCCAG